CTTGAATTTGTCAATCTTAATTTTCATCCCTAAATCATCCACAACTTTCAACATAGCTTTCTTATACAACTCATCGAACAGACTGTCATCACCAAACGCTAATCCAATCAATCTAAAGGCTTCCCTCAAAGACAAATCAGGTTGGGTCATGCGTATCGAACAATACATCACAAACGCGTCTATTATAGAATTTCCATCACACGTCGTCGGGCTTCCACTTTTAACACCAACACCGGCATCATAACGAAAACCAAATCGCTTGGCCCTCGCTGGACAACTAATCAACATATCCAAATAACCGGTGAGTTCAGCCCTATACTTAGGATGGAACCAACGTAAATAACACGGATTCACAACATGCCGTTGAATCCACGCCGACACAGTGCCGTCCATATTCTCATAGTCGGCTTCCATAGGTGTGAAAATAGATTTAACATATTCACAAACTTTTTCAGCTATTTCTCGAGGCGTTTTCCCAGGACAAAACCAATGATCATTTCCTTCGTTATGCAAAACCTTATCCCTAAATGACAGTGTAAATGATGAAAACTTTGCTATGAATCTCATGTCAGCAAATGAAGAAATAATCCTACCAGTCTTCATACAAGGCTCATTCTTAACAAAGGCCTCGATCAATTTGCGACAAGTCATGTCAATAGTTTCCCATATTTGCTTAACTGCCAAAGTTTGGGAAGGTTTATTCAACTTCTCAGCGGTTTCCTCCATGGAATAAGGGGCTCCCACGCCATTCTCGGGTGTAACTAATTTCACAAATTCACTCGCGAAGGCTTGAATCCTAGGACTTGGTGTCCTAGTATTATTAACAGCGGTCACTCTCCTTTCCAAAGAAATAGCCAAAGACTCCCATCTTTTTATCATAGGGACAAGATTGGAATCAGTAACTATGGGTGTGGCGTAAACTCTACTTTTTGTTTCGGGTTCATCTGCCTCATTGGCTAACGGCCAATGGACTTTTGCCCGGATGGGATTACCAACCCGGGCTGGATCACTCTTGGGGGGTTCTTTACCAGCAAAATACTGGCCAACTAAAGCCATAAACCCAGCTTCTTTATAGCCCATACCTAGCATTCTAGTTGTAACAGATTGTGCGGAACTCAAACCCATAAGTATGTCATAATCCTCCTTATTGACATTAAAGCAAACATCTTCACCTTGACGTCCACAACTAATGGTGAGTTTCTCCTTAACTTGGCTAATTAAAGCATTCCAGCCTAAACGAAATTTATCCGCATACGCAACACGTTTCAATGTGCGGGCTCTCAAGTCAGAGGGAATCCAATTAAATCTGATACAACTATATGCTGGTATGGTCCAAACCAAAGCACGGTTAGGACAATCCTCCCAAGGTCTAGAGTAATGAATTTTCTGGTACACCACTTTGGAAAACCCAAACCATCTTAACCAAGACCAAATACCTCTTTTCACTTCTGCTTCCAAAAATTCACCATATGTACACCAGTCCCAAACTTTATGCTTCCAACGGGAACCACCACTTACGTCATAATAAACTTCATCATTTATAATGCGAAAGCGGCTTTCACCATCTTTACCGGAAACTTCTGTGGGATTAAATGTATGGAAAATCGTAGGAACACCATAGCTGAGATATTCATTAGGGTCTTTCAAGTAGTAGTCGACATCAATACCTACAATGACGTCTTTCTCATCCGGAGGCACATTACTAACATTCAAATGGAGATCCCCAACAGCATAATGTTGTTGCGGGCCGCGTTGCATTTTTGATTGCTGCGCTCGACTGATCTCCCAACCTTCACAACCAATCTGGTCAAGGGCACTTGTTATGAGTTGTCTTGCAAAATCTCGACAAGCACCTGATCTTGGATGACCATTATCGGAATTACGGAAGGGTTTTACTGTCAACAATGAGTTCAACGGATACCAATTCTTACTTAGATCCTTTTTCGTCATATCCACTAGGACCCTTTGACAGGCCCTAGAGAAGCGATTCTCGATGATCGTGGGATATGGACCAATTTCCACATAGCCCGCGATACGACGGCATACCGCCCAGATAATAAGGGGCGATAACATGAGCAAGATGGCGAGGCTAGGCGATTCCAGCCACTCGTACACCCCACTACTCCACGCATAGATCCAAGCACAAACTTTCAACAAGAGAGTCAAGGATCT